GTAGAATGGTACATAGTAAGAATTAGGTAGTTCTTAATATATTCTAAACGAAGTTTGACCTAATGTCTCTGGTTTGGCAAGGTTAAATTGTTGCAGACATAAATAACCAAATGCGTCAAATGCGTGGTCAACCCCTAAATTCTTGTTTGGCATACCTGTATTTGGAGCGTAAGTAAGAGTTCTAAGTGCTTTTATTAATTCTTTACATCTTGGATGTATAAAAGTTCGTCTTACTCCATTCGCATCAAGCAATGCAGTATTAACAGCAGTAATCTTATCCCTAACTTTCCAAGGTGATTTAGGACTCATAACAGTAAACCCGTTTCTTCTTAAGATCGTATGGTCAGTAACACCAACCCCACTTGTTTTTCTTGCACTACCCGTAGGGTCAGGACAAGCAATTACTCTTCGATCCACACCATATCTTCTAACAACTTCCTCCGCAAAATCCCAAGTAGTTGCTCCACCCGTCAACATAATCTCATCAAATACATATAAGTTATCTTCGTGCTTAACAGCACAAATTCCTGCCATCGGATCTACGTTAAAATCTAAACCCAAAATTAAGGGCATCAAATGAAAATCTTGAACTTCCTTGTCAATATTGTCATCATCAAAGCTAACAGCGACTAAACCAGTAAGATTTTCAAAACTAGCTTCAAATTCTTGCCTGAATGTTCTCGCATCTAACTGACCCCTAGCTGCTTCAACTTCTTCTGGAGCGACATTACCCCCTTCAATCGTGGTAAAACTCCACCTGGTCCAATCATCTCTTTCAGTTTCTCCACAAAAACACCACATATCATAAAACCAACTGGCAGTTCCATCAGGTGTACTAATAAATAAAGCCCACCCCTGTTTGTCTGCTAAAGCAGGTCTGATAACTTCAGCCCATACATCTTTATCCATAAATGCAGCTTCGTCTAAAACAACACCAGCTAAACTTCTTCCCCTCAATGCCATTGCATTTTCAGTTCCTTTTAACTCAATACTCGACCCATTAATCAAATCTAGTCTCAAATCTGTCTCATTTTTGCTTTGAATCCATACTTTTGGTACTAATTTCTTTAATTCTTTCCATGCAATGTCTTTCGCCATGCGATATGTCGGTGCACAGTAAAAATATGTCTCCCCTGGTCGATTTATCGCTCCACGAAGAAGTTCTATACAAGCTAAATATGATTTTCCAAATCTTCTGCCAGCTACGAGGATGCGAAATCGCTTTTCACAGTTAAAAACTTGACCCTGGGCATATCTAAGATTAATTTCTGGTGCGGTTTTTACAGACATACACTAAAAAATAACAAATTTTTCAATTATTACCCCCTTTTTATAGCCTAAATTCATATTTCTAGGTTATCATTCAATTAATACTTTATCTGATTGAGTCCGTGGCTGAATCTTTTATGTCTGGTTTTATCCCAGAAGAACAGAAACAACAACAAGAAAAAAGAAAAAGACGTTCTAAATTTGCTTGCAATACAAAAGAACACATTCAAGCTAGAAGTCAAAGATTGTATTCTCGTCAACTCGAGGGTAAAACTACAAGACAGCTTGTTTTAGAACACGCAAAGATTGAAGGTATCGCAGAAACTTCCGCCTGGAGCGATTGGAGTCGAGTAAAGCAATGGAATAACGAAGATTGGGAGAAAGATAGAGAAAATATGCTTCCAAGACTTCAGGCAATGAGAGTCAGATTATTTAATAAAGCAGTTTCAAAAGGTCAATTACAGACAGCAGCCCAAATATTAGATTCATTAGGTAAGGTAATCGGAGAGTCAGTAGAGACAGTAAACATCCAGGCACCTCAACTATCTATAAAAGTAGAACAGCAGTAGTATAAATGTATCAGTAATAAAGATCTGAGATATATATTTAAGTTACCCGCAACGTTATTTTAGCAAAAATAATCTGCAACCCTGCCCCTCTAAGGCCTCTGTAAGGCTTTCTGATGCCGTCATAATGTCATTTAGGTACAATCATACCCGTAGCACCTAGCAGCCCACACAACCGATTCTAGACCTATATTTTTTAATTGTTACTATATGTAAACATAACATCAGCCTGATGCTTGACATGACATAAAAAGTGATGCTAATATTTAATCAAATATTCTTATTGAAGCTATCGAGCCTGACGCCAGTATCCTAGAAAACGTCAAACGCTGTTAGAACTGATCTCGAGACATAGGCGAGCAGGTGCAATAGGAATTAAATAGAAACTTACTTTTCGGGCAAGGTTTTCCAAGATAAAGAAAATCGAGCAGACATTCCTTTTACTTCTAGGCTGTAGCACACACGCCACTAAAGGAACCCAGAGCAGCCTTAGATGCTTTTGCATCAGGTTCTTCTGGTTCTTCTACCCAGTACCGCAGCTAGCACAGCCTACAAGTAAAAGGTATTACCTTTTACTTACTTATCCAATTCATTCTATTTATTCAAAATGAACTATTCAATCACACGATTTACTGGTATTGATTATTCAAGCAAGACTGCAAAGTGGGATCTTATTCAGGAGACACACACGCAGGAATCAGCCCTTGCACATTGTAAGAGCCTTAACTTGAATCAGCCTTATTACCACAGAGTCGAAGTCAGTTCCAAAAGATGCCCAGAGCTACCACGCTTCACAGTCATCAAACCGAACATGAGAAGCAACTACGAACCAGTAGTAATTCCTGCGAGCTTTACCGTTCGCAAGAAATACAACTTCTTTCAAAGATTCATCAGGAGGTTCTTCTAATGTCTGAAACAGAATTTGATATTTACTTTGCAGGAGTAGATTGGGGGGCAACCTTCGATCTATTCCCAAAAATAGAAATTACTTATGACCCAGAATTTCAGGAGCTAACCAAAAATGAAGATTAAAAAACTAGGAGCGAATAAAACGCTCCTTAAATTCTCAGATAAAGAAATTTTAGTTTCTTATGAAACTCCCGTTGCTGCTTACTTCAATAATGGGCATTGCATCAGGACAAGAGAAAACCATAGCAGAACGACCCAAAAACAAATCACACAATATTTTGATTGGGTCGAGGATAAAACAACTATTCAAAAAGTTGAACAATCCTATCTTGATTCTTTATTAGGAGCTTAAAAAAATGACTCCTGAAGAATATTTTTCAAGTTACAGAGTTCCAAAATATAGGCAGCGTTTAGTCGCTGCCCTCTGTTCTTGTATTACTGCAAAGACTGAAGAAAAAACAAATTTCTTTTTAGAGATTGCAGAATATGAGGCTCTGGAATTTTCAGAAAAACAAGTTGAAGCGGCCAAAAAAGACGCTAAACGAATTTTAAGAATTAGGGGATAATTTCCCCTTTTTTTCCTGTAAAAATTTTTCATTTATCCTAAAAAATTATGACAGTTATGAATGCCCGAATGAATGCCAAAAAATCCTATGTAAAGCCTGAAGAAGTCATTGTGAATGATTTAATTAAGGCTCTTGAATCAGGGGTTAATCCTTGGCGTAAAGAGTGGGATTGTAAGGGTGGCTTTAGAAACGTGCTTACTGGTAAAGCTTATCGAGGTTCTAACCCTGCATTATTGTGCATCAGGTCAGCATTAAGCAACTGGCATTTCCCGTTGTTTATTGGAGGAGGTCAGGCACGATCCATAAATTGCACTATCAAAAAAGGCTCCAAAAGTGCAAGGGTCTTACAACCAATTCAGAGATCATTTGAATTGAAAGAAAAAGACGAAAATGGAGAATCCCAATATGGGCAATTTATGAGTTATAAAGCAGTTCCCGTTTTTAATGTTCAGGATATAAAAGGCTTAGATGATGAAGCTCAAATCAAATTGGAAAAATTGATTGAAACTTCAGTATCTAATGCAAAGCCTAGACCGCTTGATGAAAAGTTAAAAGAAGCTCACGATAGACTTTTCCAATGGGAAAATCAGGTCAAAACTATAAAAGGTGGAGATCGAGCTTATTACAGACCAACAAGTGATGAAATTGTAATTCCTCGGAGATACAACTTCAAAAATGATGAGTCCTACCTTATGACCTACGGACATGAAGCAATTCATAGTACGCTCCATAAATCAAGATTAGATAGGCAACTATCTTATAATCAGGAGGAATTGGTAGCAGAGCTTGGATCATGCTTGTTAGCTCATAGGCTAGAGATCAGCAACATTGACATACAAAATCATGCAGCATATATGGCTGCGTGGGTTCCTATGTTGAAGAGCGACCCAAAAATCCTTTTTAAATCACTAGCAAATGCTAGTAAAGCAGCAGATATGGTAATTGGTGAGAGTTAATCTCACCTTTTACTTTTTATTCTTTATTTTTCTAAATTTATGATTCAAGAAATTTACAAAGGTTTTCAAATTAATGAGCTTTATAATGAGCAACAAAAACCTTATTACAATATTGCTAAAGAGTTTAAAGATGACCCGTACTATGAAATATGGGGAACTGATTATTCAAGTATTAGTGATGCTAAAAAAGCTATAGATAATGGAGAATTACCAGAATGAAAGAATACAAAGCCACCGATCCTGAAATGATTCAGGCTCAAAAAGACTTAGCTAAAATGTCTAATTTATCTGATCGGGTTATTACAAATGACCATGACCTGTTTAAAGAACTGGCCACGATCCAAAAGAAATTATGTCAAATTTCTGAAATGAAATCTTATTTTCTTCAGAGATATGAGGACATATTAGAGGAACAGCATAATTTGGAAACTCAGTTATGCGTCTTTCAAAATGAGATGCTCCATAGCTTCGAGTTATGCTTCAGATATTACAAAACTAAGAAAAAAGGATTTAAGTAAATGACTCAACATCACAACTACATTGACTTTGAATTTGCCAAAAATGTAAAACTTGGTAAAGGTAGATTTATCAGCACTGTTAAAAGAAAACGACCCAAAAAACGAACTGTTAATTGGGTCAATAAAAATAAACCAGAGGGATTTTAATTAATCCCTTTTTCTAATTTTAATTTACATCTAGTCAGAATTAAAGTTTCATATAACTTTCTATCTGACTTTAAGGCTTTAGTTAGTAGGTTATCCCACTCTTCAGAGGATAATTTATTGAGGTGATATGGGTCAAAGCCCATTTCCTGAATTGAAAAGACGTAAGACTTAATTAGACTCATGATGATACTGTTACTACATCATTAAATATAGCATAACAATGT